CCGTCTTCCTTGAATACTGCCGGGATAGTCCACAGGCGTTTCTGGCGGTTCTGAATTATCAGCATTTTGGTCTTCCTCTGAATGGGTCAGGGCGCCACTTGGGCGCCCTTGGGGTTTGGCTTAGATGCCGTCGATGAACTGGGCGCTGGTTGGGTACGGCTTGTGGAAGCTGCCGAACTTGTATTCCGCGAACAGGTTGGTGGCAAATTGTACGTCCTGCGGCGCCAGCATGTTGAACGGGATGGAGAAAGGCATGTAGTAGTTCTCCTCCTTCCACTCACTGACGATCATGCGGTTGGTGCCGCCAGAGCCTGCGCCAGTCAGGTAGGTCAGGACTTCGACTTGCAGTTCCTGGCCGGTCAGCTGGGTGAACAGGTTGTTCTTCTTGATGTAGTTCAAGACGGTGATGTTCTCACCGGTGGCGCCTGCTGCGCCGCCCATGCGCTGACCCGCGATCTGCACCATCTGCGCCGGTGGAATCTCGATGCGACCCGGCAGGAACCGGGTTTTGCTGTTCGAGTAGACCAGGCCCAGAGCGGTGTTCACGTCCTTGGCGATCTCGTCACCGGTGGCTACAGCCCAAGTTGTGCCGCCCGCTGCCTTGGTGCCAGCCGAAGTGGCCGGAGTCAGCGAGTAGTCGAGGTAACCGGCGAAGCCCAGGCCTGCGTAACCGTAGAAGAAGACTTCCTCGATGTGACGCTCGGAAGCTTCACGCATCACGACGCCGAGGTCGGTCAACAGGTTCATGCCTTCGAAGCCCATGGACACGGCGCGGATGTCATCGATGTCGGCCTGGGCGTGAACGCGGGCAACCTCGATCGGGATGGTCACCTTGTTCTGGGTTACGCCGACGGTCGGGGTGTCCTTACCGACAACGGCAGCGAACGCACCTTTACCGCGACGATCGCGAACACGGTAGCTCGCCAGCTTGGCGCCTGGGTTGACCGACGTATCGATCGAGCCAGGCGGCAGGGTGGAGTTCCAGCGGATCTCTGGCATCAGAACGTCATAAGCCTTGGCAGTCACCTGCTCGAAGACGTTGACGTCGAAGCCCATGCCGCCGTTGAGGCCGGCAGGGTTGCCCGGGGTCCAGGCGTTCATTACGTGCTGAATGGTAGCCAGTGGGACATTCAAGTCCTCTGCCAGCTTCTGGGCGTTTTGGATACGGCTTGTCATGTTGCGTCCCCTTAAAGTTTGATGCGGCCGATGGTGCTGGCTGCTGCGGCGCCGTACCAGGTAGCGCCAGTGATTGCGATGAGGCCGGCAGCAGCAGCGTTCGAGAACGCACCGACCGGGATGGTTGCGTGAGACACCGACATGTAAACCGGGTCGCCGTGGGCAATGGTGATGCCGGCAGGGACTTCGGCGCCGATGACCGCGCCAGAGCCCAGCTCAGCAACCGGAATCATGGTGGTCGCACGCAGGGTTACGGCCGTGTTGGTAGCGCTGTTGGTGGACGAATCAGTCAGCACCGCGATGCCGGCGAAGTCTGCCAGCAGCGAACCAGCCAGAGGGGTCTTGACGCCGTAAGGGGTCAGGATCGGGTCATTCTGCGCGTTGGCAGTGCCTTTCACTACGCCGCGTCCGAAGGTGATGACGGTTTCGGTGCGGAAGCTGCGAACTTCTTTGGCCAGGGTGTCGGACGCATAGTCAGCGAGCTGACCGGCGAACAGCGAACCGAAGGTATCGAAGAACTGGGTTTGAACGGAAGTCAGGCTCATGGCTTAGGCCCCTTTCTTGGCGGTTGGGTAGAGACGGGCCATGCGGTCGTTGGCGTTGGCCATGTTCGGGCCCTCGGTGACTGCATTGCTGTTGTTGACCACGACGTTAGCGCCGGTCGGGGTGCGCGGCTTGGTGCCGGAGGTTTCGACCAGGCCGAGATACATGCCCTTCACGAAGCCTTCCTCCTTCAGTTCTTCGGCGGTCAGCTCAGGCTTGCCGTTGGCAACACGCACCGAGTTCACGACATGGGAGCGTAGGGCGTGCCCGCGGAGCTTCTTGGTAGCGTCGAGCTTCAAGCCCTTCGAGTTCATCACCTCGGTGGCAACTTCGTTCTCGACGGCCATTTCTTCGGCGGCTGCGGCGACTGCATCAGTCGACAGTGCCGAATCGAGCTGGTCCTTGTAGGACTGGATCATGCCTTCCAGTTCGGCGATGCGGTCGGTTTTGACCTTGGTTTCATCGCGCAGGGTTTTCAGCTCTTCCAGCGCTTCGTTGAGCTGTTCCGGGGTGATGGCGGTCTTCGCCACTTCCTCGTTTTCGGCCATGGCCTCTTCGAGGATCGGCGCGTCTTCGTTGGCAACGCGGACGACACGGGATTTCCCGGTCTTGGTGTTGCGGATTTGAACCCGTGTAAATTCCATCGTTGGAGCCTCTTTTTCATTGATGATGCGGACTGAAGCACCCGCCCGACCCGCACCGGGAGGCAGAAGCGCGACATGATTATAACGCAGCTTTACAAAATACCCATCGTATGCTTCGCCAGCAGGGCTTATGCCGGCCTCCCAGACGATGCCCCAGTCACCCGCGCTTGAGATCTCTTCGAGCCGCTGCGGGTCCCCAGCTGGCAGCATTACCCGGCGCACGGCTTCTGGCTGCTTGAGCAGGATGTCGGCGATCAGGTGGTCTTCCTGGATGTATGGGGCGCCGGAGATCGAGCCGCAATCACTGAGCCCGGCCGATGTCTGCCAGGTATGACCTATCACCGCCGGCATGCCTTCGAGAGTTGCGATACCTTCCGGATCCGCGAGCTCTTCCGGCGACACGTAGACGCGCAGTTCAGCCAAGCCTTCAGGAGGATTCGACGACTCCAGCTCCGAGCGCTGGTAGGTCATCACGCCCGAGCAAAGGATCGATGCGGTACAACGCAAAAAACCCGTCTCCGGGTCGTAGCGCCATGTGTTGTTCTGGATCTTTGCAGAGGCCGTGATTCTCATACGTACTGTGCCTTCAGCTTTTCGAGGTTTAATTTCGGTTTAGCATAACACCGGCAGCCTGGCGCATGGCCTGGGTGGCCGTCGACCGGGGGCTTTGACCAAGAATAAACCTTGTCTTCCCGATCCCAGTGGTTGCCGTGCGCTCGATTTCCTCTTGGGTAAAGTCCGCTCGGGTTGCCGACGACTCGCCGGTCCTGCGAGTTCTTCCAATAGTATTCATCGATCCCGTTGTCGGCTTGCCTCGCTTGGTTCAGGTCACCAGTCAGCTTTGCCGTCTGGTCTCGGGCGATGAACTTGGCCCGGTTCTTCGAGATGGTGCCAATCTTTTGCAGGCGCTGGGTCAGCGACATGTTGTCCGGCAGTGGCACGCCCCGGTAGTTATCCAGGACCGCTTGGCTGACCTTGGCGAAGTGCTCCTGGCCGATGGACTTGATCAGCGCCGCGTTATCGGTGAGCGCCTGATCGATGATTGGCTTGATGTCCGGGCCGTCGATGACAGTGGCGAAGTCCACGCTGAGCGCGCTGGCGATGTTGGCCTGCATGGCGGCCTTGTTGGCGACATCTGCGGCGGTGACGAATGACCGGGCCGTCTGCGGGGCCAACCCCTCAAGCCTCGCCTGAGCATCTGCCGCCATGCTCGCCAGCGTGGTCGCCACGGTCTGCCGGTCGGCGCCGGACTTGAGCAGGTCGGAAAGGTTGGCGGTCTGGCCCTTCAGGTACTTGACCTGCTGGTCGAGCAGATCCAGATAGTTCTTCCGCACCGACCGAGGCACGCGAACCGGCTTCATCGACCGGTCCTTCTTGCGAACGTCCTTGGCTGCTGCTGGCAGGATGATCATCTGCGCACCTCGATGATGAAAATGTCTTCAGTCGGCGAACGGCGAATCACCCGGCGCCCGTCCAGCTGGTAAACATCCCCGTACCGACCTCGCAACTCGGCGACGATCTGCTCGCCAGTCCTGCGCAGACCGGCCATGCCCATGGCGATTGCCTTGGCCCTGATCACCTCGCAGCGAACGCAGGTCATACGGCGCTCAGGTCGGCGAGGTTCTTCGCCAGGTCAGCAGCAGGATCTGCGGTCACATCGCCACCGACCAACTCTTCGTCGACGGCCTCTACCTCTACCTTGATGGCGTCCCGAAGCTTCAGCTCATCCAGCGCCTCGGCATCGCTCAGCAGCATGGCGCCCATCATGGCGATGACGTTGGCCACGTCGGCGGTGCGCACTGTCGACTGGTCCAGCTCGCTCAGCGACCACAGCGGATCGAAGGTCACGTCGATGTTTACAGCGGAATAGGCATCGCCCAGTACAGACGGACCGGCCACCTTCAGCCACTTCATCAGCTTGGGGCGCAGATCTTGGGTTTGCTGCGACTCAAGCCCGCCGTAGTAGTTCTCGAGGGATGTGCCGCCGTCGCCAGCATTGAGCCCGCCCGGTGCCTGACTGAAGAATCTGCTTCCTGGGATGTCAGAGGCTGCCGCCAGCACCTGGAGGAACGTCATTACCAGCTCTGGAACGCTCCCGAAGGACGGGCTGATCGTGGTGATCGGCGCGCCCTGTCCTGGCTGGGTATCGACTACCGCCCCCCTGAACAGATTGATCTGGTTGACGATGTCCTGCATTTTCTTCAGCGCTGACTGGCCTTGCTTCGTGGATTCGAGATCCATCATGTCGGCCTGGAACAGAAAGACGCTGGCCCGCTGAACAAGCTGGTACGCGGCCTGCCTGGATCCGGTGGCCCGTGTCAGGTCGTCGAGCATGGACATCAGCACCGAGACGCCGAACCCATCGTTGCGCAGCCACTGGCTCGGCATGATGCTCGAATCTGGAACCTGTAGCAGCGGGTCACCTTTGAACAGGATCAGGCGGTCGCGGTGAACCTGGATGCCGTTCACCCAGTAGGTCAGCGGCTCGCCGTAGGTTGGCGAAAGCGGGTCATAGTCCAGGCGCGTGTTGGTGATCCGGGTCCGCGGGATAACGTTCATGAACTTCAGGCAGCCCTTCTGCAGCGCCGCAAAGTTCACCGGCTCGCATGGATCCTTTGCGCCGTCGTCGATCCCCATGAAGATTACGCATCCGCCGATCAGGCGCTCAAGCCGCATGGCCTGCTTGAACTTCTCCAGAACGCTCAAGGAGTCGGCGAAGGTAGCCAGAAGAGAAGCATGGTCATCGTCCAGGCCCTCATACTTCCAGCCATAACGCAGCATGTCGTCGACCGGAATGCAGACGATCTTCTTCGCTGCCCAGTCGCTGAAGTAGAGGTCGACGACGAATTTGTCCTGCTGGAACGGAGAGAGCCGGACGGTTGCCGGCTCTTGAAATTGCCCGTAGTCGAACTCTGTGCCGATGCCGGAGAACCGGCCCACGTTGTTTTTGACCTGGGTCTTGACGACCGGGCTATGCGGCTTGCGTGCCGACTGGTTTTTTCTCTTGTGTCTCGACACGTTTGGTGCCTCCACCGTATTTGGTCCAGACCGAAACGGCCGTGGTTATGTTATCGACATCATCGTCGTTTGCGTGCGAATCGTCAGCGGTGAATGCAGAAGCCTGATCAACGACCTGCTCGACCCACGGGGCGATCTCTGGATCTGGCAACCACACGTCGCCGTTGAAGATGTTCCACGAAGCTTCCTTGACGCGCCCGACCTTGTCGTCAGGATAGCCGTAATCCTTTGGCTTCCAGCCGACGGCCTTGATTCCCTGTTGGCGAAGGGACTGGATAAGTGAAAGACCGCTGGCCTTGGCCTCAACGTACAGGCGCTGGGCATCATCTTTGGTATTCCAGAAGGCCTTGGCCTCGGTGATCAGTTGCGGGAACTCCCAGTGGCCGGTCACGCGGTCTATCAGATACAGACGCTTCCCGCGCTCGGCGCCCCATAGCATGAACGATGAAGGGTCGTTGGCCGTGTTCTTCGTGTAGGCCGTGTCCGCGGTGAAGAAGAAGAACGTGCACCGCTGCAGGATCTCTTCCTTGCTGGCGTAGTAGCGCCACCACGACGCTCGCAGCAGATTCCCTTCCAGGCTGCTGGGCCGCTGCTGCATCTGGCTGTTGAACATGGCCCTGGCGATCGGGTTGATCTCGCCGCGGTCGTTCTTCTTGTCGCGCATGGCCTTGAGCTTTTCGACCGTGTGCTTTGCCGGCCAGAGGGCGCGCTCAGTCGGCAGGCCCTCATCAATCAGCGCTGGCATGCACCGATGGAACCACTTCATCTCGGTGTCTTGCAGCAGATAGGCGGTGAAGTCCTTCTCGCCGATTCTTTGCATGACCACGATTGTCGGGGTCTTCGGGCTGTTGCGACGGGACTTGATCGTTTCGTCCCAGTTGGTGTTGACCTCTTCCCGAATCGTTTCGTGCTTGTAGTCCTTGGGCTTGAGCGGGTCATCGATCATCAGTGCGCCGGAGAACTTGAACTCTTCGGTGTCTTCATCCCACTCGTCCATGCGGCCGGCACCGAAGCCGGTCACCGAGCCGCCAGATGGGGCAGCCATGAACACGCCACCCTGCGCGGTTGCCCAGGCGTCCTTCGAGGATGTGTGACTGGAGATGGTGATGTGCGGCCAGAGCTGGCGGAACTCGGCAGAGGCCACGATCGAGCGGATACCCTCGGAGTTCCGCTTCACCAGCTTGTCGGCGTAGGACAGGTGCAGGAACTCGCACCGAGGGTTCTTCATGAAGCACCAGGACGCGAACAGCACGATCACAAGCTCAGTCTTCGAGTACCGCGGCGGCATGTTCAGGATGTAGTTCTGGATCTCGCCCCGGTAGATCGCCTCAAGGTCGTCACAAATAACCTGATGGTGTTCGCTGAAAGCAAACTTCACGCTCTTGCGCGCCTTGAACATGTACCTAGCGTAGAACGTGAAGCTCTCTTCGCACCGCTGGCGGTACCGCGTCAGCATCTGCTGTGGCGTTATTGGTGGCGGCTTGACCTGAGCGCTCATCAGATTTCTGCGTCTATGGTCTTGTCGAGCACGGCGCGCTGGGCGTCGGTCAGCGGCACATCGGACGTAAGGATGTGGCCGGTGAGGTCGTGCTTCTGGGCAGCGTCCCAGCCCTGCATGCGCGCCAACCGCTCAACCGATCTTATGCGATCCCGCTTGGTTACCGCCGGCGCACGGGCAAATCCTGAAATGATCTGCATGGCCTCATCCCTGCTCATGATCGACTGATTGGCGTCGTATGAATACATTTCATCCATAAACGCTTTCACATGTGCATTTTTCATCATGACGCTAACGATGTTTGGGATGACCGATTCCTTGGCCTTGCCCTCTGCCGCCTTGTATGCCTGCGGCCTGGTCATTCCATGAAGGATATTCATGCAGACGCGCTTCTGTAGGGTGCTGAGCTTGTTGTAGAGGACGGTCTGTTCTGGCGTGAGCCTCATCGATTGTTCGGCCATGGTCTTGGTCTCTTGGAAAAGTTCAATGGAAAAGCACTTGCATTGCCGGAGTTTATCACGGGCACAAAAAAGCCCGCACTTGGCGGGCTCATGCATCGAAATAGCTTCAGTCCTTCAGCGCTGCCCGGACAAAGCAGTCCTTGGCTTCGAGCAGTTTACGCAGACCGGCAGACTTCTCGGGCCCGTCTGGCAGCTCTTCTTCCATCTTCAGCGCGAGCTCGCCGACTGGCTGGCTGATACGCTTCAGGCTTTCCGGGAGATGTTCAAAGGCGAAGTATTTCAGGATGTGGCTCGATGTAATTGGCATGGTCTTTCCTCACTGGTCTTTTGGTGCTGCAGATGGCCGGTGCTGATCTCCGGCTCTAATGCTCCAAGCAATCTCCAAGTCCGTACAGCGACGGCATTCATCTGCATCGGAAAGCGCCATCGAAAAGTTGTCACCGTGTTCCGGGTCTGGTTACCGGGGGAGGCCAATCAATGGGCGCTTACCTGATGAAGACGTTCCGCGTGTGCGGGCTGGCTTGGCGGGCTCCGGATGGCTGGAGTGCTTTGCGTCTGGCGCGGCGTTGGTTGATGGGGAAAAGTCTTGCAGAGAACTGAAATCTATTCCTCGTCACCAAACTCGTCAAGCGCCAGATCTTCGGCGGCTTCGAGTTCGAGGTCTTGGATGGCTTCTTCGAGTTCGGTCATGGTCTTGGCCCGGTCAGTGATGGCCAATCATAACCCAAAGAAAAGCCCGGAGCATGCCGGGCTTTTCGTATCGTGTATGGCTTCAGGTTGGGGTTATGCGCGCCAACCGACTTCGCCAAAGTCGCGGAACGTACCGGGCATTACGAAGTGGTTGCTGGAGGCCATCAAGCTGGAGGCCGGAATACCGGCATCGGTTGAACTGCCCGTTCGCCACTTGGCCAAGATCAGCTTCAGCCGCTGCATACCCACGGCCGGCAGATCGAAGGCGTGTTCGAACTGGCGAGCGACGAAGGTGATCGGCTTGACGACGGAATAGTCGAACGCGCAGGCCAGGCTGGCAACTATCGCAAGTGTGGCATATCGAAGGTGTCGCATGATTTTCATCGGTGGATCTCCGGGCTGGTCGGTCTTTCGAAAGAACCCAGAGGATAGCGCACGGACAAAAAAATGCCCACCAATTCCGTGGCGGGCAAGCCCCTGATGAGGACTGGTTGCGAGGTCTGGATTCGAACCAGAGACCTGCGGGTTATGGGCCCGCCGAGATACCGCTTCTCCACCTCGCAAAATTCGCGGGCCCGTGCGTGGGCCAATCGGCAGGTATGGAGACCGTGAGACCCCGGCGAAGACCAAAACGCCGCCTGCCGGGGAATGATACGGGTCAGCAGGATCGCAAATCAAGCGGCGTGACGATGGCGACCACGCAGGGGTTTTCTGAGAATCGCTTTGTGATGTGGTGGTCGACGACCTGGCAGTCATCGACCCACACGGCGCCGGTGAATCCGTCCTCGATCGCCTTCAAGCAGTTCGAGCTGTCCGGCTTCTTGGTCGGCACCACCTGGCCAAGCCTTGCGGCCTCCTTGGCCTTCTTGCTCCACGACTGCGGGATCGGATAGAACAACTGGATCTTGAGTTCAACCGGCCCCGTGAACAGCGGTCGCCCCCGCATGCTGGCCGCAGCCTCGCGCCGGCATTCGGCCTCGTACTCGACCGTTTCCTTCGGCATGTAGGTCATGATCCGCTTCCCGCGCAGGCCGGCGCGAACAGATTGCTTCCCGAATGGGTCGCCCTCGATGACGATCAGCACGGCCTGATCCGAAAGGTCGCGCGGCCCAGAGTCGAACAGATCAGTCATTTGACCACCTTGAGTTCAGGCCTCGGCATCTCATGCTCTTCGACCGACTTCATGACCGTTCGCATGATCACCAGCATGTTTTCCTTGCCGAAGACGGCGCAGCCGCTGCCGGCGGCCGCTGCCATGTAGCCGGACCACATCGCGGCCATCTGTTCCGGCGTCTTTGCGTCGTTGAGTTTGCCGACAGTCATGAACGTGTCGAGCATGTCCAGCCACATCTGCTTGCCGATCTTTACGAATTTGTCATTGCTCATAGATTCACCAAACCCTTTGGCTCAAGGCCGCTATTCCCGAAAATAAATTCGCGCTCAATGCGCGCCAGCGATTCTTGCGCATCCCACCCAGCGCAGTAACTCCGGTACGCCGAAGCGATCCCCGGCAGCCGGTACCCGTCTCGATCGATCCAGCGAAATTTCGCCATGGTCTCGACTGGCACGTCGTGCTGGTCGGCGTAGAACTGTTCGAACGATTCCTGGCGGGTCATGGCTTGTCCTCGTTTTCTGCTGCAAATTGCGCCTCTTCTGCGATGGCGCGGTCGATCGATTCGTCGTCAATATGCTCGAACCAAGCCTGATGATTATGCTCTTGCACGCCGTGGTAGCTGCCAATGTCGAATTCGTGCCGGCGCAGCCACCGCAGGCGCTCGGCGTCCGAGCGATACGATTCAATGGTCGTGTATTGCCTATCAGCTTCTCGGGTGAGTGAGTCAACCTCTGCCTTGAGCGTCCGCATCAAAAGCAACACCTTCTCGACCCACTCAATTGCATGCGGAACGCATTGACCATGAACCGGGCAAGCCGGAATGGCCCTGATCAGCCTGTCCCGCTCGGCGATTACCTTGTCGGCGGTGCTGATCTCTTCGAGAAGATCAAGCACTTCGCGTCCATCCAGTTCAGGAGTATCCAGCCCGCGCGCCATCCGGTCTTCGATGTATCGCCGCATTTCGCTGTGATCGGTCATGACGCCACCTTCACACCGCAAAAAATGCACATCTCACCGGAAGGGAAAGCAGGGTGGAAGCTGTGCTGGCACTGCTTGAACACTTCGCCACACTCTGGGCAGCCGAGGTGATTTCCGTAGCTGTGCGCGCATTTTTCTTCCGCTGCTTTCGGGCGCCGCATGTACAGCTCTGCAATCGCCAGCCGCTGCCCGACGATCAGCTGTTCCTGTCGGCCGATGACGGCCTGAGCGTCGCGCAACTTGTCGCTGAGTTCATCGCTCAGTTTTTCCGCAGACATCACGTCTTCACGGTCGCGGCCGTAAACCTTGCGCAGCTGGCCGATGGTCTCATCTCGCGCCTGGAGCTGTTCCCGCAGCGACTTGATATCGATCTGATAAGCCCGGTTCGTTGTGTTCATATCGCGGATGCAGTCGCCCGCGGTTTGCGCTGCCAGCTTGACCCTGTCGAGTTCTGCGGCTTGCTGTCCGACCAGGTTCGACTGCTCGAAGTACGCATGATCTACGGCCTGCACGCGGCGCTGCGCTGCATCACGCTCTTCGCGCATGCTCCCGGCCATCGCGAGCGACAGGGCGTTCTCTTTGCGTAACTCTTCGAGGTGAGCCTCAAGCGAATCCTGAAAAGTTTTGAACAGATGGGTTGAGCCCACCATGCTCTCGAACCTTTTGAGGTCGTTGTACATGTCGCGCTTGGTCTGTTCGATTTTGGCGGTAACAACATATTTATCTGGCGCTTGATACATGGTCTTGCTCCGGTCGTTTGGTGTTTCAGAATGTAAAGTCGATAAACATCAACCAGTTTTCGTAGGCCTGTTCAATTGTTTTTCCAAATCCGGCACTTTCAAGCTTGAACATATTCAAGCCAGTGCACCGGTACATTTCCTGATTAAACCCGCAACGCCTGATAAGCCTGATTCTCGGCTTCATCGCGCCTCCCCTCTTGCAGTGTGGTGCCCGCGCTTCTGCGAGCCGTCTTTGAAAATCACGCGCTTGTCTGCGCCCCGGGTGACTCTGATGATGTCGTCACACTCGACGACTACCTCGAACCCGGCACGGCGCAGCGGCTCGACGATTGCGGTTTGTGCTGGGGTCATGGCTTCAGCCCCAACTTGGCCCGCAGCTCAGCGCGGAGTTCTGCCGGCGTCTTCTGATCCAGGCCCTGATCCTTGATCCGTTGCTTGACCAAAAAGTCATTGGCTTGCTCAGACTTCTGAAGCTCGTCTAAGGCCGCTTCCTGACCCAGTAACAGCTGACCCGCCACCAAGGGTTCGCCCCGCTGGAGTTTCGCCGTCAGGTCGGCGTAGCGCTTGTTGAAACGGTTCTGAACGGTCTCGGCCTTGGGCGTCCCGGTGCGGATGCTGTACCAGTCCGTCAGCTTTGCCGCTTCCTGCACGATCGGATGGCTGAACTTCCAGTTAATCACGTCGCTGGATGCCTCCACGGCTTCGCGCCAGGCGGTTGCAACATCGGGGATGCCTAAGTTTGATTGGCCAGCAAGACACATGTCGCGGAATTCCGGGGCCGATGGCGGCCACGCTGCCTGCTCTCCCGTGCGAGTGGTGCACAGCTTCATGCCGTAGGCGATCTGCTGACCACTGATACCCGACAGGGCCTTACCCCAAATCCCGGAATCAGGCCGAGGATTGCCAGCCTCGTCGACCTTGATGTCACTCGTCCCGTAGGAGGAGATCCACTTGTGGCCGTACAGCCCCGCCATCATCACCCACAATTTTTCCATCAATGTCGCGGATGCTGGCAAATTCTCGCTCCCAGTCTCCGTCATCCATTCCGGGTTCTTGTAGGTGGCCTGTGACCTCAGCTTCTGATCTCGAAGCTCGACGCCTTGCTTCTGCGGCGTCGTTCTCTGCGCGGACCTGGTCAACTGCGCTAAGGCGGCCCGTGCGATTTGCTCCGGTGTTGGTTCCTGTGAATCCATTTGAGTAATCCTGCTTGATGGCAAAGAGTCCCTGCCATGAGTTGAAGGTTGATTGGTTCAATACGTCATCGGCTCTGTGACCTTCCGATTCGAGCTTGATCAGCGCCTTCACTGCTAGGCCCATGGCGTTATCGGTCATCGGCTTTTTGATCTTCTTTCGCATCTCCACGAAAGAATCCCACGCCTCGGTTCCGATCCAGTCCGGCAATTCAAATACAGGCTTTGCAGTTTTCGTTTTCACCGGTTTTTTCGACGAAGGTTTTTGATCTTGTTTCTGTTCTGTATCTGTATCTGTATCTGTATGGTTGACCTTTCGTTGGTACGTTTGCTCAACGTTCGTTGCAACGTTCGTTGATTCAGTTTCTTCAAGTGCCTGCTTTGCAAGGGCTTTGGCTTTTGCCGAAGCTTTGCCAGCACTGCTGTTTTTCTTCGATTTACTCTCCACTTTTTCGAGATCTGCCTCGACTCTGAAGTGTGTCCAGACACCCTTCGAAACGTGGAAAAACTCCCTCAACGTTTGCTCAACGTCCGTCCAACGTTCGTTACTAAGCCGAGAGACTGAAGCGAGCCGGTCGGACCTCAAAGGCTTTCCGGTTTGCCAATAGCTGAACAACAGCAAAAGGTACGCGCCGTGTTCCTCCGTGGTCAGGTGCGCGGTGTCCGCCAAGTAGTCAGCCACGTACAGTTGCATGTACGGGAGGGCGGCCATTGATCAGTCCTCGCCGAGCTTGATGAAGTCGCTGACCGACATCTCGAAAATCTCCGCGAGCCTTTTCAGGGTTTCGCTACGCACCTTTCCGGTGGTGCACATCTGCGTAACGTTCGATCGCACACAACCCAGCTTCCCAGCCAGGTCTGAGCGCCTGATGTTCTTCTGTGCCAGGGCTACGCGAATTGATTTGCCGATATCCATGTGTTGCTCCCCATGAGGTTAGAAAGTGTTGGCATGCCCATAGTATTTATACGAAATGAATTAAGCAATGTTTTTAGGAAACATTGTGGTGGCGACAGACAACATTGCTTGTTGCGTCTTTGCAGAACGGATCTATACTTAAGTGACCAGGCACTTGCCTGTGCCGCGGCAGTAGAGAACTTCATAGATGACGACTCTGGCGGCAGATACGAGCAGCAGGTAACACACCATGACCAACAAACTGACGAAAATATTCAAATCGCTCGGCACCAACGACGACAAAAAGGAAAGCCTCGGCGGGCAGATCCTGTCCTTCCTGGTTGAGAAGGGCTGCAAGACCAAAGAGCAGGCCAACGAGCAGTTCGAGATCTCTTACCAAGAGGCTGGGTGGTCAAAGACGGCTGGTAGGCCAAAGACTGGGGCGAAGATCAACCCAGCTCCGCCATCGGTGAAGTACTACGTCACCAAGTTCAGGCAGGCGTATGACGCTGGCCTCGACGTTCTCAGCTTCAAGACCGTAGGCGAAATGCGCGCCGCTATCCTCAAGTTCAATGCAGCTCGACGTGAGGCTCAGGAGAAACCCGAGTCTCTGATCGGCGTTCAGGTTGCCAAGGAAGACGTACTGACTGGAAACCTGGTGCATGACATCTACGCCTGTATCAAGGCGATGTCGCCAGAGGATCGCGATGATATCGAGGTGAAGCTGCGCCGCGTTCTGGCCCAGGCCGTGAAGAAGGCGCCGCCCGAGTTGAAGCTCGTTGCCTGACCGATAACTGCGCCAAGAAAGGCCGGCCACCACACCGGCCTTTTCTTTGCCATAAATTCGCCAAAAAGAAAATTCCGGAACGCGTAAAGATATTCGAATTTCCTGTTGACGCAATTTCGTAGTGGCGATATTGTTCGTCTCACCAAGTCGAAATGCGATGAGGACCGATCAACCAAACGAGGATTTCACTATGCGTCGGCCGACCAAAGATCGGCACCACAGCTGACCGCAAGCCCGCCAAGTGCGGGCTTCGCCAGTACCACAGGAAGCAACCCACCCAAGGAGTCACCCGCATGAAAACGTTCTTGCTGCATATTGCCGGTTCTGTCTACGAAACCGCTACCGGCCAGAACCACACGCAGCGCCTGATTCGTCGCAAGTTCTCGAATTTCGTTCGTGGTGAGTCTCGCTGTAGCTGGCAGGACTGCCGGGTGAAGCGAGCGCCTGTACCGAGCGCTGAAGAATGCGAACGCCTTAACCGCGAAGCCGCCCGCTCGATCTGACCCCGAAGACCACAGAGACCACAGAGACCAAGACCATGATTCCCGAAAACGGCCGGACCATCCTGAACCTGCAATTGAAAAACGCTCGCGATACCGAGAGTGACGCATACGCCGAAGAATGCCTGGTCGCGGCAAGCGCGATTCTCGGTTACGCCTGCGCGGTCAACCACCTGACCCCAGCTGAATATTCGAACGAACTGGTGATGGTGCAGCTGGTCCGCGCCCAGCGGAAGAATCGTGCTGCGGCTCGCTCTTGATCTCACTGCTTTTCTGGTGATCGCGGCGCATGTCACGGCCGCGGTTGTCGCTCTCTACCTTGAAGGGGTTATTCCATGAACATCCACATCATCACCGGGCAGATATCCGGGATACACACAGCTCTCCAGGGCATGGGCTTTCGTGACATGCAATCGATCGTATGGATTCGCTCGCCGGTTCGCATCGGCGGGGTATGGCATGCGGAGGTGCGTCATGGCTAGAGGCCCAACGAGATACGACCTGATCTTCAGCCTGATCTGTCTAGTGATCATCGTGATGATGGGGGTTTGAAGTGAGGACGTCGAACTCCGTTTACGTCGGAGGACCGCCACTGGACCAGCCCGAAGACCTCGTAATGATCCGCTGCACTTACTGCCACAAGAGCGCCTATTCGGCTGAGTGGAAACGAAACCGTGGATATTGCCCGCGCTGCCAGAAGGCGTATGCGGGGCCGAGTGATGAGGATTGATGATGAGTTGTGAATTTTGCACCGACCCTGATGGCGAGCCATGTTTTCCTCTGTACGGAATTGGTCCGCATATCCATAGGCCCGGGCCAATTCTTGGCAGTACTGAGATTCTTCAGGATCAGAATTCCATCGAAGGATTCACGCCATCGAAGGAAGATCCAGGCATGGGAATTTATTGGTGTCCGCATTGCGAGGATGGCAAGCCATGACCTACCTACTCTACGCAGCCGCCTGCTGGCCGCTCGCGTCAATCGTTCTCGCGGCGGTGATCTGCCGGGGGATTCATAAGGCGAAGGTTCGGCAGCGGGACGGGATCAATGCGAGCCTGGAAGCATAACTACGCCGCCCTCTTCGGGCTGGCATCGATCGATTTGCAGGAGGTTTGAGATGAGTGAAGTGACCGTGTATTTGGCTAGCGATCTGCACCCGAGCGAGCATGTCGTTTTGCAGCCTGATTATGAATCCGTAGTTTTTGATTTGGCTGCGCTGCGGGAAGATCTGGCCAAGTCGCAAGAACTCAGCGTGACAAACATCCTGATGGATGTTGTGCCGGGGCTTGATGGCATGGGCGATGAAATTTATGCCAAATCTGCCGCCGAAGTTCAGCTGCTGATCAGCAATCTTTACTTGAAAACTGAAGAACTGGAGGAAAGCCTGACAGCCGCCGAGCTTGCTTATGACGCTGTAATTGAAAAGATCAAGGAGCTAAACTCATGAACGATGGACTGATAAAACTAGCTGCTGAATTGCTTGCCATATCGCCTAGTAAAGATGGCAGTGGGCATGCCGATATCTCTATACGGTTGCTGGAAAAGGTCTTAGGGCTTGGGAAGGATGAGGCTAGGGAAATCGTAGAAGGATGGAAGTTGAAACGATATTGGTGGCACGGGCCAGATGCTCCTGTCACCAAGCAGGACGCCGCCCCGCCCGAACTCGCCGAACTGCAAGCCAAGTACGATCAGTTGATTTCGGATGCATGGGCGGCGTGCGGTGGCAATGGCCCGGCAAATCGCGAAGACCTGTTGACCGCATTGCGCCTGATGGATGAAGCCGAAGAAGAACTGCAAGCCACCATCGCACGGCTTGAATCGAAGCTTAACCGGGCGATCAATCTTGACTTCGAACGTCGCGCCGAACTCGAGCGGCTGAAGGATGGGCAGGGTGAGCCGGTGGCGTATCGCTGGAGGGTTAAGGGGCATGACAATTGGGTGGCATCTGTCTGCAAGGTGGAGTTTGGCGCGCGCGCAAACGATGATCGGTTTGTTGCTCAAGCGCTCTACACCTCGCAGCCCGCGCCGGTATCGGTGGTCAGCCTGCGTAATTTCGCCAACTCCATGATCGACATCGCACTTGAAGGCGGTAACGCCGACGGCGCGCAGATCCAGGAACTTGCGGTAGAACACGGACTGCTGAAGCCAGAGCAACGAACCGAACGCTGCGGCGACACCTGCTCATGCGCTGAATACTCTGACTTCCCGGTTGAATGCTTTCGAAAGGTCAAGGAGCTGAATCAATGATCGACTTGGACGCGCTTGAAGCCGAGATGCAGATGGCGCAGCAGAGCGGGCGGAAGATGTGCGCCGTGCATACTGCCGACCTGATGTCTCTTCTGATGCGCGCCAGGGAGCTGGAGAAGGTCCAGAGCATGGTTCCGATCCAAGCCGGGTTTCTTTGGCCAGAAGACCTACACAGGATGAAGTGTGGCGAGCTTCATCGCATCGGACTGTCGCGCAAGAGGGGGCCGAAATACTGCCTTGAGGCTCGCGTGCAGTACCTCCCGAGCAACATGAAAGGGCGTGAATTTAATTTTGATTTGAAAGCCTTGCTCGAAGCAGCAGGTTGAATTACAGTCCGTCCCGTCAAGGCCGTGGAACGCTGAGACAAAGTTTGACCAGATGCCGGGGATTGAAACCCATGAAGTAAGCACCGTTCTCCTGATGATCAAGCCTCCCCGGCACTGGTCGATCTGAAAGGAGAGTTCCACCGGTGCTTAGCTTGATGGGTTTTTTTGTGGGAGCTATTTATGAATATTGCCGTTGGCCAGCTCGACCGCCAAACATACTTAGGCGGCTCCGACGTGGCAGCCATCCTGGGCCTGAGCCCTTACCGCACGCCGCTGGACGTGTACCTGGATAAGGTCGATGGCCGACTCCCAGACGATCCGGCGAAGATGAAGATCTTCAAGCGGGGCAACCGGCTAGAACCGTACATCCTCGACATGCTGGTCGAAGAGACTGGGCTTGAACTGGTGAAGCGCGGCGAGCGTTACCGCGATCGGGATCACGACTTCCTGGCCGCCGAGATCGATGCCGAGGCAGCAACCGGCGAGAACATCGAGGCAAAATCCGTAAACCAGTTCGGTGCAAAGGAATGGGGCACCGAGTGGACCGACGAGATCCCGGTCCATTACACCGCCCAGGCCATGCACGGGATGATGATCAACGGCGCGCCGCGCACGATCTTCCCGGTTCTGATCGGCATCGATGACTTCAGGGTCTACAAGGTCGAGCGTGACGAAGAGACGATCGCCGGGATCCGCGCCAAGGAGGTCGAGTTCTGGCAGCGCATCCAGAGCAAGGAGGCGCCAGAAGCCACCACCGTTGGCGACATCGAGCGCCTGTTCTCGAAGGATTACGGATCTGTTGTTCAGGCCAGCGATGACATCGTCGAGGCATACAAGGCGCTGAAGGATCTGAAGAAGCGCATCAAGCTTCTGGAGTCCGACGCCGAAGACAAGGCCGAGATGATCAAACTCTTCATGCGCGAGCACCAGATCCTGAAGTTCGGCGCCGAGACGCTGTTAACTTGGAAGTCGCAGGACAGCACCCGCCTGGTGCCAGATCTGTTTCGCGCCGCCCACCCACGAATCGCCCGTAAGTTCGAGCGCACAACCACCAGTCGCGTTCTGCGGCTGAAGTAGAGGAAAGACCATGAACGCACAAGACCTGTACTTAAAAACAATCGATCCAACTGGTAAATATTCGGCCAGCATCAGCCATCACCGCGTCTGGGATCGTGAACTATTCCTGAAGTCTCAGCGCGCCATGCACGCCAAGAAGATCGACACGCCGGACTTCCGTGAAGTGGTGCCTGTTGATGAAACCGCTTACCGGAAAGACCGCAACTACAAGGTGATCTGACATGTCGACCAATCAACTGCGCCAGGCAGCAACTGGCACCGCTGTACAGCAGCAGAACGCCGCGCCCAAGACCATCATGGAAATGATGGCCAGCGCCTCGGTCAAGAATCAAATGGCACTGGCCATGCCGCGACACATGACGGCTGATCGCCTGATGCGTATCGCGCTGACCGAAGTCCGCAAGGTGCCCGCGCTGGGCAAGTGCAACGTTCAATCCTTCATGGGGGCCATCATGCAGTGCGCACAGCTCGGCATTGAGCCGGGGGCCGCCTTGGGCCATGCCTACCTTCTGCCGTTCGGCAATGGGAAGGCATCCGACGGCCTGGCGAACTGCCAACTGATCATTGGTTATCGGGGAATGATCGACCTGGCTCGCCGCTCCGGACAGATCGTCAGCCTGAACGCCCGCAGCGTGCATGCCAATGACACGTTCAGTTATGCCTATGGCTTGGATGAAACGCTGGAGCATGTGCCGGCCACTGGCGACCGCGGCGACCTGACCCACGTTTACGCTGTGGCCAAGCTGAAAGGCGGCGGCATCCAGTTTGAAGTGATGTCGAAGGCCGACGTGCTCAAGGTCAAGGCCAGCAGCAAGGCCGGCAACAACGGGCCATGGGTCAGCCACTTCGACGAGATGGCCAAGAAGACCGTTATTCGTCGCCTGTTCAAATATCTGCCGGTATCGATCGAGATGACCCAGGCGGTCGTTCTGGACGAGAAGGCAGACGCCGGTATCGATCAAGACAACGCATCAGCGCTCACTGGTGAATACGCCTACATTCAGGACGGCGACGACCAGGTGAACACTGGGACCGGTGAGATCACCCAGCAAGTCGACGAGCCTGAGCCCGAGCCAGAAGCAAAGCCTGAACCGAAGCAACAGCGCCAGCGTCAAGCCGCGAAAGAACCAGAACCAGCGGGCGACCTGCCTGACATGGATTGATCGACCACGGCAAGGGCGCCGAACACCCAACCAAACCCAAGACCATAAGGAAACACCATGAACGCAGAACAACGCGCAATCATCGAAGCAGCAGAAAAAGAAGGCGTCCCGGCTTGCGAGCGTGACGCACGCCTGGTCGTTTACTCGATGGTGAAGGCGACCCGCGCCGCGATGGCGAAGTATGAAGTCGGCCTGAACAAGATGACCGAGAAGCAGCAGGACGCCGTGCACGGTGATCTGGAAGAAGCCTATAAAGACCTGGCACTTTCCATTGCCAGAGCCATGGCCAGCGCCGGCACTCCGTCGGTAGTCATGGACTGCAAAGACCTGAAGATCGCCAACGGCACATTCACCGGCATCGTCAAGGCTGACCAGAAGTTCTTCAATGAACTGATCAGCAAAGTGCAAGACAAATCCGAAGTCGTGGTGGTTCTGTACGAACGCCAATACGCCGACGCCCTAGACGCCATCGAGTCGGACAAGGACCAGCGCTCGCTGCCTCTGGACTCTGAAGCTGGCGCGAAGCCTGAGAAGAAGCCTCGCGCAGCCAGCGGCACCAAATCGGCCGGAGCCCTGGCCAAGGCCGTCGAGTTGCCGGCGAAGCTGATCGAGGACGCCCGCAAGTTCATCACCGAGCAACAGAACTGCAAGGCGTCGGCGCTTCAGAACTTCCTGAAATGCAACTTCGGTAAGGCCGAGGCGCTGCAGAAGCATTTCGAGGCTGAAGGCCTGATCGAGCTCGTCGGGACCGATGCGTCTGGGGACTATGAGCTGGTGCGCAGTACTGAAGCGAAGGCCGAAGCCGCTTCGACTGACGAGGCTCAGGAAGCTATCGACCTGGCAACTGACGGGGCAGACGATCCGATCACCGAACTGACCGATGAACTCTACGACCGCATGGTCGCCAAGACCACCGAGAAGGGATCCGCATCGGCCGGCGCACTGTCGATCACCTTCGACGTCTCCTTCGAGATCGCCGAGCAGGCCTTCGACCGCATGGAGTTGGAAGGCGTGATTGACGCAGAAGGCAACCTGGCGCCGAGCGAGACCTTCCCAGTCATGGACTGATCGTCGCTGAAGTGAAAAAGCCCTGGTCCGTGCTGGGGCTTTTTATTGCTTGCTCGTATTACAAATTGTGCTACAGTTCGAGCCAGAACAAACGGAGACCGCAACATGAGCAAAGAGACCAAGCCAAGACCAATCCGGATGACAGACCAGCAATGGAACGACTACCGCGAACATCTTGGGAACACCTGGCTTATCAACCAGATTGCCAAGGCTGTGAAGCTGGCAACCCGCAAACCAACAGCGCAAAAGACCAAGGACCAAGACCAATGAAACTCAGCAAAATTGAAATCAGCAACGTCATCGGCATCGGTCGCGCAGACCTCGACATGGCCAAGGCTGTCATGGTGGTGTCGGCTGACAACGCGCAGGGCAAGTCCTCTATTGCCGATGCCATCAGCATGGCCATGATCGGCAAGCCGTGCCGCGTGAACGCCAAGAAGGACTTGGGCCAGCTCCTGCACAACGGCGCCGAGAAGGGCCGCGTCAGCATCATGTTCGACGATACCGGCGACGGTGCAGAGTTCCGCCTTCCGAAGGGCGAGCACCACGTCAACGAGTTCGCCGCCTCCGAGTTCGTTCCATTCGTTCTGGACCCGGGCCTGTTCGCTCGCCTGAGCGACGATGAGCGCCGCACCATGCTGTTCAAGCTGACGGCGATAAAGGCATCGGCAAAGCTCGTCGGCGAGAAGCTGGAGGCGCGCGGTGTAGCCCAAGAGCTGATTGACGAGATCCTGCCGCTGATGCGCGGTGGTTTCCCGGCTGCCAGCAAAGAGTGTTATGCCCGGGCCACTCAGGCCAAGGGCGTTTGGCGCAGCGTGACCGGTGGCAACTGGGGTGCGGTCGTGGCCGAGGGCTGGTCCGCGCCGAAACCAGATGGTGAAGTACCACCGGCCAAGCACTTGGAAGAGTTGCTGGCAGAGGTCGGCAAGCACCAGGCGGACCTGGAAGACGGCCTGAAGTTTATCGGCCAGCAAGAGGAAGCGCTGAAGGCGTCCTCAGGCAAGGCTGAGCGGCTGGCTGCGCTGAAGGAGGCAGCCGACCTGATGAAGCGCCGGCAGACCAAGCTGAAGACCGATCAGCAGGAGCTGGACGCATGGGAAGAGAAGTTCCCGGCGCTGAACAAGGCTCTGGACGATCTGAAGGCTGCCGGTGTTCCGGTGAAATGCCCGTGCTGCGACGAAGAGTTGAGCATCGTTGGCGGAACGCTGCAGAAGTTCGCCGGCTTGAAGGCTGACACGAAGGCGTTATCCGATGCCGCGCTCGCGATGACCAATGCCAAGTCGGCGATCACTCTGCTGAAGAGCGCCATCAGCCACGACCAGGCGGCGATTGCAGAGAGCAAGGCAGCGGCGGAAGAAGTCGAGCGACTGAGTGAAGAAGGCGGCGATAAGGTTGACCAGTCCAAGCTGGAGAAGGCGCGCGAGGCAGTGGCCAAGCTGCGCCAGATCATTGCCGACCTGCGCACCGACTTCAACGCCAAGCAGGAGGCCCGCAACCAGGCGTCCAAGGTCGCCGAGATCACCAAGAAGGCAACCGACGCGCACGAACAGGTCAAGGCCTGGAACGCTGTCGGTGATGCCCTTGCGCCTGATGGCATCCCGGGCGACCTGCTGAACGATGCGCTGGCCCCGGTTAACCAGTCGATCGCCGTCCTCTCCGGCATGTGTGGCTGGAATAAGGCCGTGGTCGAGGCCGACATGAGCATCACCTACGGCGGTCGCCTGTACGGGCTTTGCAGCGAGTCGGAGAAGTGGCGTGCTGATGCACTGATCGCGCTGGCCATCGCTCAGATAAGCGGCCTGCGCATGGTGCTGCTGGACCGGTTCGACGTGCTGGATTCGAAGTCTCGTCAGCGCCTGCTGGGGATGCTGCTGAAGCTTGACCAGCTCGGCGCCATGGACAGCATGATTATCTGCGGGACCATGAAGCAGCCGATGCCGCCGCATGCCAGCTATACCAGTGTGTGGGTGTCCAACGGTATTGCCGAAACAGTTACCGCATAAACCGAAACAGAACAGACCATTAGTGAGACGAAGACCATGAAAGTATTGCTTGCCGACACGGAAACAACCGGAACAGACCACGAAAAGGACGAGATCATCGAGGCGGCATGGCTGCATCTGCCGGCCACCATTGAAGAATTCTGCGCCGTGAAGAACCCGGAACAATTCGAGTTCTACCATGAACGGTTCAAGCCATCGATCCAGATCAGTCTGGGTGCAATGTCGGTGCACAACATCATCGACGAAGACCTGGCCGACTGTGCTGATTCCAGCGCCTTTGGCTTCCCGGTCGAAGCTGAATATCTTATCGGCCACAACATCGATTTCGACTGGAAGATGATGGGGGAGCCAGACGTGCGCCGTATTTGCACGCTGGCACTCAGCCGGCACCTGTTCCCGGAGCTGGACAGCCACAAGCAGGCCGCGATGATCTACCACATAGGTACGATCTACAGCCGCCGGCCGTGGGCGCGTGACCTGGTAAAGGGCGCCCACGCAGCCCTTGATGACGTGCGCATGTGCGCGGCGCTGCTGCGATTCCTTGTGCTGTTCCTGCGCCACAAGAACGTCAGGCTGGAGACGTGGGAAGACCTGGCGCTGATCAGCGACGACGCGCGCATCCCGACCGTGATGTCCTTCGGCAAGCACAAGGGCCTGCGCATCGAGGATGTGCCGAGCGACTACGTCCGCTGGTATCGCGGGCAGGTCGATAAAGATGAATGGTTGTTGAAGGCTTTCGCGAGGGCTGGAAAATGACCATCGACCATTCGAAGTTCGCACCAATCGAGCTGCTGCACGTCCGCTACGCCGAGAACCGTATCGCGATCCGGGAGGTCACCAAGCAGATCAACGCGCTGACCGACTGGAAGCGCGAGGATAAGGGCGTGCACCTCGACGGATTGCGCGACGAATACCTCGAAGAGGGCGACCGCTGGCGTGGCTGGAATCATGCGATCCGCTGCGTCTATGGCGCCTTCGATCCAGAGGACGAAGAAGAGTTCGGACTCACGGAAGATCAGCGGAATCTGGCCGACCTGCTGGACCAGAAGGCCGCGCTGCGAGTCGAGGCTGGCAAGATCAAGCGGGCCATCTTCGTGATGGGTGAGCGACTGATCAAGTTGAGGATTAAGCCATGAGCGAAGGGTGCTACGTCGACGGTAAATATGTCCCTTGGACTACCGATCTCATTCTCGATGCGGCCGATTCCGAAGTAGGGCCTGGCTGCTGCGACGCGTCATATCAGAAGCTTCGCGATGCAATGGAGGCGGCGCCCGGACTTCTTGAGGCGCTTACAATGCTTGAGTCAACCTGTGATTCCGGCTTGGCGTTTGACCACCCGATCAGGCGCTACGCGAGAAGCGAGATCACCAAGGCCAGGGGTGAAGCATGAGCCGACTCGAACACGTAGAGGGAGCCCGCTGGGCACGGCAGACCGTCCAAGAGATAGGACTCCTGATGGTCAGGGGTAAGCGCAAGGGGCTGGACGAGATCATCGATGTGCTGAAGCGAGGTACGATTCAAAAGCCAGCCGACTACGCAAACGGCGTGCTCGGCGTAATTCAAATTCTTGAGGATGCAAAATGAAAAAGACCACCACCATCGCGCTGTCCATGCTGATCGCCACCGGAGCCCATGCAGCGCCAAAGAACCAGGTCGCCGCCGGAAGCATAGTGTGCTTCACCGAGGACGGCTACAGCGCACAGATGAAGGCGCTTGCCCAGGGTGTCGAGAAGACCATCAAGGAGTGCGGCGTGGCCGGTAAGGCGATCCCAGTGATCGTGATCGAGTCGAACATGTTCAGCGCCAGCCAGGTTCGGGCGGTCGACGGCGGCATGACATTGTGGGTCGGGATGGAATCGATCGAGGGGCGAAAATAGCCACAGAGGAATAAACAAGGCCCGCGCAATGCGGGCCTTTTTTACGACAAATTTGGCATGGCTCTGAAATTTGTACTTGTGCCGGCTACGCCTTCGGCAACGTTTACCCACCCGGGAGATCCCCCCGCTGAAACAGTGTTGTTCTTTATCCAGTGCCCGCGAGCGTAATAGAACCCATCAGCCGGCACTGCCGTTGCGTAATGCTGCGTTATGGATACCAGCGCCCATTCAGCCGCTGCGCCAAGCTGCGGGATGATTCGCTCAAACACCATGGCGCCACCACTCGGGCAAGTAAGCTCCGGAACGCCTGATGCACGAAGACTGATGTTCCCGTTTGACCGAACGGTAACGGCCCCGATTGCGAAAAGAACCCTCTGCTGTCCTGGATTCGCCCATCCGTGAAGGTTAGATACTCGAATGGTCCGGTCAGCGTTCGGCGAGACGTAGCAGGACGGATGCCCCTGCATATCCACGTTACCTGACGCATCGGTGACCACGATCTTGTGCTGTCTAGTGTTCTTGAACAGCGTCATACCAGTTGTTTGCTTGCTGCCCTGCCCGATGTATTCCCATGATTGAACCTGATCTAGCCCTACGCTACTGGCTGCCACCATGTTATCGACCGTGCCAAGCATGAAGCCGCCAGGGCCAATCTGAGTTCGACTACTGACACCCTCGCGGAATATGCCACCGTCTCCTGCGCCACCCTGTATGAACGTAGTCGCGACAGTCTGCGAAACGCTGACTTGGTACGTGCCAGCCTTACCAGTGGCCCCGGTGAGTTGCTGCACTATCGTCGTGCCAGCCGTTATACCAGTCCCGGCAATAGACATGCCGGCGACGAACCGACCAAGCATGGACGCATCGTTCACGATGGTCAGCGTAGTTCCGGAGATCGACCCATTACCTCGCCCGGCGCCAACAGTTCCGTTGCCAGCGTTCGCGTGCCGGTTGGCCTGGAAGAATTGCTGAGCGCCAGTCTGTACATCGAAGCAGATACCAACAGACTCAAACCATGTCTCCATGACGCTGTTGTTGCTGCATGCGCCGACCTCACGCCAGCCAAGCCTGGTTTTCTCGCAAGCAAATTGTCCCATCGAAGTTACACCGGTAGGGCATCTGGCGGCCTGTCCGACTCCGGCGATATCTGATGTACTCTCACCGTGACCGCTAGCGTTATCCGCAACCTCTGCTGGGCTAGGATCAAAGGTCAGCAGCACGCCGACGTCAGAAATGTCGTCAGGCGCCGTACTCATGCCGCCCGTATAGCCGTTCTCAAGCTCAATCTGGCCGTGCTGACCAGTGAACATATAGCCAATACTTCCGATTGCTCCGCGCGCGCCAACCTGGCAATCATAGAATTTCAAGAACTGGTTTGGTAGCAGGGAGTGCGCGTCCGTATATCCGGCTCGCGACCACACGCATTTATTGAAGTTGATGATGCGAACATTGAAGAAGGTCGAATGCCACAATCCTCCTTGAGTATATGCGGCGTCCCATTTCGCTCTGGCGTATAGACCCCACTGAGTCGGGTTTACTGGCGCCACGTTAAAATCTGCCGTAGCAGCGCCACTGATCGTCAGGTTCGCCCATCCGCACTCAGCGACAATGCCGCTGTCGATTTCAATCATGCCGTAGGTAAAGCCAGGGTCTGGAGCAGGCAGCGCCACGAAACCGGAGTTCCTGACGCCGACCCCGATTACCGGAACCTTGTGGCGGATGGTCAGTTTGGAAACGGCAGAGAAGCCGGGACCAATCCGCACCAGTCGCCCACCCTGACTGGCCGCATACAACGAAGCCAGCTCGCAAGCAGTCGTGTCATCGGTTGCCCCATCAGCCAAGCGACCGAACTGCTCCATCCATATGTCACCGGACGCGATCCGAATAAAACGCCCAGTAGCCACCCCCGGAACCTGGCGCGTATAGCCACCATCATCAGGCACTACGGAATCAGGATCCCAAGTAAAGTCATCGCCGCCACGCGGCCCGAGATACGGTGTGCGATCCTCCCAGCCGGCATGGAAAGACACCATGCGATACGTCAGGCCTACTTTCCGTGGCAGCGTCAAGAGCTCGGCCATGGATGAAACTGTAACGACAGCGCTGCCGACGTTCAAAGCCGCACCAGAAGCCTCCAAATCAGAAATGCTTACCTTTGTAGAGAGCAGGCTTGCGGCTAGCTCTGCAGACTCCTGAGCAGACGATGCGGCTGCCTCTATCTGAGCAAGCAACGGATCTCGCGGCGGAATCGTCGCCTCAACCATGATCAGTTCGTTCACCGTGTCGAGAGTGGTCTCTGCCGACACGGTTATTTTCCCGATCTCGCGCACGCTACGGGTGCCAGACACCCTGACGCTGTAATGCCCGTATGGGCAATCGAACGAATAGGCGCCGGCCTCATCAGTCTCGAAGCTGGCCGAGACCGTCTCAAGAACTTGCTCAGATGTCTGGATGGCGATCAGGCGAACCGAGGCGTTGGCCATCGGAAGTCCGGTCGGGGTGAGTAGGATTCCGCTAAGTATCATGTTCGCCTCTGCGCTTGAAGTCGGTTATCAAACAGAGGCCAGTATAGAGAACTTGAAGGATGGTTACCGACTGCAGAAATGAAGAGGGCGCCGCAATGGCGCCCCTTCTGTTATGGCCGCTCCTCCCAGATGAACCAGAGCGTACCGGTGGCGGCACCGCTGCCGAAGTTCTCATAGGTCACATGGTAGGTGTTGGCCGCGATGCCCCGCTCATCACCAACGACATTGCCAACAGTGCTCTGCTGGGCCGTAGCGGTCGCTGCGACAACCCGATGAATGTCCAAGGCTGTCGCCCCCGCAATGGTGCCGCCTGCCGTCACGGCAACCTGCGGGGCATAGAGCGGCGTCGGCCGCTCGCTCATATTGTTCTTGCCCAGCACAGGCAACGTCTCCGCGAACGAACCGCCAGGCGTGCCGCCAACGCTGTTGGTGATCCGGAGGCTGCCGCTATCCAGCTCGATGCCTTGTTGCTCAAGGATGACGTTGATCGGAACAACGAACTTCAGGACGAGCGATTGACCTGCAGCGATGTTGATTTCACGAAATGTTCTGAACTCGCGACCGGCGAAAAACCCGGTCTGCCCGACATCGACACGAAGCCGACGGTTTGGGCCGAAGCCGCCATCCGTCATCAGGTCGCCGGAAGGGTTGGCGGTCGTTACGCTCGACAGCCATAGCGTCGGAGATGTACCACCGACCAGGCTGGCAAAGGTCACGCGAAGGGCGCCGATCTCGCCATCAGTCTTGACCGTGATAGACCCGCTGGAAATAGAGGCCGCTGTAGCGAGCTGGATGGAACTCCACGAAGAGGACCCGACGTTCTGCTTTTCAATGGTGACCGTGCCGGCCGACGGAGCAACGAGAAAGGCCAGCAGGATCGTTAGCGACCCCGCCTGACCTCCGGGGATTGGGATTATCTGCGCGCCGTTTGTTGCCAAAAGCGTGAATGGACGTGCCATATTGGTTACTCACAGGTTGAGGACGACTTGTAGTCAACCCCAGCACGCCAAGCGCGCAGGGCTGCTTTGTCCTCATTGGACCGTATGAGCGCGCAGTAAAGTTCAGGGGCCCAGCGGGCCAGGTCTTCATTCTTCCGGCCTGCGGCCAACGGGATCGGCGTGTCAACCAACAGAGACTCAGGGGGCAGGTCGCGGATCGGCACAGTCCGGGTCGGAAGGAAGGCGCAGCCGGTCAGCGACAGCGCCAGGGATACAGCCAGCAGCCCACGTAGGTTCATCGTTCAGCGCTCCATCAAGGTCAGAACGCAACTTTATCAGCTGCTGGGAGAGCTCGTTGTCCTTGCGCTTCCGGACGGCAAGGAGTGCATCCGAGGCGGCCTGGCGCTTGGCCAGATCCTCTAATTGCTTTCCCAGAGTGTCGGCTTTTTCGACAGCGGCCTGGGCGGCTGCCCGGGCATCTTGAACTTGCCCCCACATGACGTAGATGCCAGAGCCGAAACCAGCAATCAGGATCGCAGCAAGCAGCCCGGCCTTCCACCCAATCAGAGTTGGCATAGCTGGTACTCCCCAAGACGGCGATCCCACAGGCCAGAGCAGTATGGGTTTGGCTGGGAGCAGTCGACCTTCAGGCCGTCCCGGGTGATGTAGCGCCAGTTCAGCATTGCGGCGCAGCCATCGGCCTGCTTGCCCTTGTTGATCAGGATGGCAGCCGTGCTGCGCTCGCACCCGGCATTGCCGATATTCCAGCAGAACGAGCCAAAGCCTGCCCAGGCTGCCTCGCTCATCGGCTTTCGGATGACCTTGTGCGCGAACGTGAGTCGCCGGCCGATCTCGGTCAGGCGCCAGTCGTCACACTGCTTCTTGGTCATCGTGGTGGCTGCGGTCACGTCAGCGGTTTTCCCATCGCACACAGTCCACACGCGAGCGCCATCCTGGTACGCCTTCAACTCGTACCGTTCCGAGCTTTCTTTCTCTTTGATGAATTGGTCAAGGATGCTGGTCTGGGATGCGCCGGCCGCCACAAGGGCAAGAACCGCGGCGCTGAGTAGCGACTTCTTGGGGATGTTCATTTCTCGGAACCCTTGTTGATCACCATGAACAACCTATCAAGGCGCTCATTCGTTTGTCGCTGGTGGTCATTGGATTCTCGACGGAGGGTATCGATCTGTTCGCGGAGCTCCCTGGAGAATGTCGCCCCGAGGTTCTTGATGTCCTGGTCTTGGAGCGCAAGTCGCTCCCACAATGGGCGCAGGTCTTCTCGATCAATCTTCTTCGCCAGCACTTCGCGCACCTCTTCGAGATCGGCCTCAAGGCCGTCGAGACGCTTGTCTGACTGGTTCGTCGATCTCTTGAAGTACCAGAGCAGCAAGCCCAGAAGGGGCCCACCGATCAGGCCCCATACCCAAGCTTTGACCCCGTCAAGCTCTTCCAATTCACTATCCCCTGTATAAATAAAGACGGAGTTTATATGCACTCCGCCACTATTTCTTATTTAATGCGCAGAGTTGATCATAGCTTGCTTAATATCTTCAGGAAAAGCTGCGCAGTATTTTTTAAATATATCGCTTTCGACTTCTGCCTCCCCAAAAACAGACCCATCATCTGGCTCTTTCGGCTCTCTCGAAAACCAAGATACAACCTCTTCTTTTTTTTCGTCTTTAAATTGGACATAAACGTTCATATGTTTACCCTAAACAAGTAGTGAATGCGCCAAGGTCATGAACAAGGTCTGACCCTTGAAGCGGTAAAGCTCCTCGTTCGGGTGCAAGCCATCCTTGAGTAGCCGCCACCATACGTTGGTTGCACCTATCGCCCTGTAATGGTCAACCACAGTAACGTCAAGTGACGCGCCCATATTGACAAGCGCCTCGCTGTATAGGGCGACTTTTGTATTTACGTCAGAGTTGCCGTGAACAATAGGGTTTGGCGTGCCAAAGATTATTTTCTTGTTCTTCGCCGCAACGATTTGGCACATCTCCGTAGCCAGCGTTATGACGCCGCCTACGGAATGCCCACGTAGGGCGCTGTTAATGCCGAGCTGAACATATACCAAATCAACGTCCGGATACGTGTCGAGCAGTTCGGCCAGGCTTGGAATCACCGCAGGGAGGAATAGGGTCGCGTCACCGTACCGCCAGCTGCGGAAATCCGTACCTCCGTGGCTTACGTTGATGAACGTAAAGGCCCCCGGACCGAATTTCTCGTCCAAAAGTTGCCCTGCGATCACGCATTCAGTCCATGGGGAGACACCACTGTAAGCCCCGTTGGGCCCTAGATGGCTGGCGCTTACGCCTGTTGAGTCACCTATAACAAGAATTTTCATCAGATTTTGTATCCGCTACAAGTAATAGAAAACGACATCGTTCCTGCGGCAACAGTACAGCGGTAGTACAAAGTTTGCGGGGTGATAATAGGAATGTTCGGGAAATGTGCCTGAAAGCCAGCCCCACCGATTGCTGCGCTTGTCAGTGCGCATCGTTTTTCGCCAATACCGATTCCCGCCGCAACTGCCGCTGATCCAGCCAATCCAGTCAGAACAGAAACGGTTGCGCTGCTGCTGCTGATTGTCGTGCTGAAATCCCCTGACTTTGCGTTTAGCGGAACAACGGCAGACAAGTCGCGGATAAATAGAGATGCTTGTTGGGTGGCGGACGTGTAGAAAACGTTGTCTGGTATCCAGACATTCCGGCCGGCTACAAAGGCAGGCGAGAACTGCCCAGAACCATTGGTCGGCACGACGGTCAACAGTGCAGAGGCCGTGTAACCGGAAGGCATGTTTGCGCCGCCATAGACTGAAGGTTGCTCTGCCAGGGTTGCGTTCTTGGCAAGCGACGCGAGATCACCGGTAACCGGATTGTAGATAGCGTACACCGCAACGTATCCGCTTACTGGGGCCGCTCCGGTATCCATGCCGCCAGCGCCAACACTGGCAAGGTTTACAACTTCATTGAACCCAGTAAGCCTGTACGAGATGCCTGATAGAGACGTGGCAACGATAATTTGATTATCGGTGAAAGTCGCGCTTGCGCTTGCCGCAGTAATGCTGCATTCAAGATTTTCGGAAGGCCCGACTATATCCTGAGATAAGGCTGCTTTAAGAGGCAGCCAATAGGACGGATCTCCAATGGTTGGATCTTTTGCGCCAACACCAGCGGGGCCGGAAGTGGCTACCCATTTGTAAACCTCGCCATCACTGCCCAGGACTATGCCGGCTTCGGTGTAGTCGACAGCGCTAGACCAACCAAGAATTCCCTTTTTATCCATGATAGATACCAGACTGCTTAGCTGGTACATGATCTGGTTCCACTCCGCAGAGTTCACGCGCTCGGCATACGGCCATCCATCTGGAGAGCTTGCAGGGCCTGCTGTCTCATCTCGATATGTGACCCCGGCGACTGGTGTCGGCGGGATTACCGTCAGGGCTGTGGATGCGAACGGCGGCGGCGAAATAATGCTACGGGTAGAAGACACGGCTTACTCCTATGAACGCCACGTCTGGCGCTCCGTTATCAAGGTCTGGCGCAAAGGCATCAGGGTAGCGGAATGATACCCGTGCAATGCGCGATGTTGTTGGAAGTGGAAGGTTGAATTGATGATCCGCCGTGTCATCGGATATCTCACCGATCATGGCGGCGATGTCAAGCGGAGGCGTTACGACTGGGAAGACAATTTCTAGATCAGAAAGGCCAATATTGCGAACGCTGATCGTCGCCCCATAGGCGAGCTGAGCGAAGTACTGGAGCTCTGGCGCGCTTCCGTATTTAGTGTGGTTCTTTGCGATCTTGGCGCGGATTGCAGTCCGGTATGCAGGGTCACCAATCTGAACCTGCCCAGCCAATGGGGCGCCCGTTACATACACCGGCGTCCAATCGGGGGCGGTCAGCATGTCATCGGGGCCGAAGTAGACGATGGCCGAGGCGTCGATCAGAGGTCGCGGGAACAGGCCGACGATGCGCCCAAGAACATCAAGATTTCCCTGAACAGCATTGTCCAGAGTTCGAGCCGGCATCGAATCAATGATCGCCGTGTGCAACTCTTGTGTCTCATTGATCTGCGACGTTTGGATTCCACGGATAACCGGCGAGCGACGGAACACTTCAAGCGTCGTCGCGCACGCCAGCGCCTGAAGATCCTGTCGGTAGATGTCGAATTCACTGGCCATTACGGAGCCACCGTGATGTCGATGTTCGCGTCGGTGAATTCTGCGAACTCATCCCATGGGACTGTCACGTCATTTTCAAGAGTTGGGGCCGGTGCATCTCCGATAAAAAGCGAAACAACCCGGTGACCCGGCACAAAGTTAATAGGCGTGAACAGGCGTGACCAGATAACCGTTGCGCCAGGCGGGAACCCTGTTTCACTGAAACCGTCATCTACTCCCAGCGCCGGAGCGCCACCCTTGGCGTAGAGAATGATTGCGTCCTTGATCTGTTGCAGGCCGTCGGCCGGAAAGATGTTCCCGTTGATCACTTGGATCGTCAGCGCGATGTAAATTGGTTTCGCCGTTGGCCGAGTCCACTTGACCGCGTATGGCTCGCCCTGGACGTCAAACAGAGTTAGGCTACTGCTGCCGTACCACTCAGCGGTGACGCCGGTCCTTGCCAGCAGTGTCATGGCGATGTCGAGATCGGTGCCTCCGACAACAACCGCCGCGACGCTCTTGCCGGGTATCCCGTTCGCGTCCACCGTCAGGGTGTTGTTCTGGCGCACACGGGCGTAGGTCACGCCGGCGACGTTTGCCAGGTTGCCATAGACCGACTCGACTGGGCTGGCTGCAGGCGCCATGGTCGAAAGCTTCTGGCGGGCGCGCAGCTCGGTATCCGTCTCGACATCGCGGCCCAGCGATGCGGCCAGCGGGTTGGTGACAGACGAAAGGCCTGGGTATGGCGTGACGATTCTGGTCAGCACGCCAGGCGCGGCGGCGATCGGCCCGGGCACCGTGCACTGAACGGTAACTGATCCTTCGCCAAGGGCGTCGAGGGTTATGTCCTCCAGTGTTGCCCACTGGTTGGTGTTGTTCACGTCGGCGACGAGTTGGCCAGCAGGGATCAGTGCGAGCGGGGTGCCGAGCAGATCTTCGGTAACCGTCGAGTTGAACTGGTCGAGACGGGTGATTCCGTTCAGTTGCACCAGGGCAGACTGCGCCGGGCCTACAGCTGCGCGCGGGTCGAACTGCTGATAGGACAGCTGCATCGCTTCCCATGCCAGCCCGACTCCTTCCAGCGGAACCTGCACGACCTGCATGGCAGGATCTTCTTCCTCGAAGTTCGGCTGCAAGGTCTCCCCGCTGACCGGATCAACGATCGTCCGGAGGTCGTCCGCCGCATCGGTCAGCACATCGGCAAGGCGCTTGGCCTCAAACCCATTATCTGTAACGCCTGCCATATCAGTTACTCACTTGAATTGTTTCGCTGGAGCCATCGTCCATATCGAGCTTGACTTCGCCCAAAACGTCGACGTGGCGCATGGCGTCCTGATTGATCGCCAGGCTGTTCACCCTGCCGACCTCTGGACAGAGAAGAATTCGACGACGGTACAGCGCGCCGACTTCTGCCTCGGATCGCTTGCCTCCGAGAATGCCATTCTCACCAGTGTAGGGAATGCCCTTGGTGACATCGAGAAACCATTCACCGACGTCCGTACTGAGCGCGGTGAAGATCCGGTCTCTGGCGGCGTCCGCACCGCTGGACAGCACGATACGGCCGGCGCGTATCTGGAAGTCTGGGACTGTGGCGCCATCGCGCCGGAGCAAGAATGAGAAGGGCATAGTCAGGGCGCCGTGATGAATGCGTTTGCTGTAATGGTCCCGTCCACGATCTGGTTTCCGACCTGGCCAAGGTTGCCAGTGATCGCGACCAGCCCAGTGATATCGACAGGGCCGACGATGTGCAGGCCAGTGGCATCGAGTGTGACCGTCATGGCCCCCACGGTCAGCTTTATCTCGCCAACCTTGACGCTGAGCACGGTGGATGCCTCGCGGTCCTGGATCGTGATCGCATCGGTCGGGTAGTTAGCGATCGACTGGCTGTCGCGCAGTAACCCGGGATAGAACGCCGAGTCTCCCAGGTCGCTATGCCGCGGAGTCTGCATGTCAGGCGGCGGCTGATTGCCTTCGCCGTGCTGCCAGTTGTCCAGGGCGCGCATCATCGGGATCAGTAGACCGTCATCACCTGAGCTTATCGGCGGGCAAATGAACAGGCCGTTCGTGGTCGATCCGTACATCATCGTGGGGGCGCCGCGAACCTCGGCGCGCGGGATTGGCTGGGTGACCCCCTCCAAGCGCTGGACTTTATCGATGGCCGGCTGTGAGTCAACGCTCTGGCCGCCTGTAGCCACGTTGGTGACAATCGAAGGGGTTGGCCCATCCTTCTTCAGGAGCTGCCGGTCTACGGCCACCCGTAGCGCTTCGTCGTCTGGTGTATCGGTCGTGGTTAAAGTCACTTCTTGGTCTCCTTCGGCGGGGTCTTCATGGACTGGGCTTTCAGCAGCGCCTGCCCATGGCTGTCGAACTGAAGATTAACAGACGTCGACTTGTAGCTCCCATCCAGCAGGGGATTCACAGACGACTGAATGATCATCTGATCGCCCGGTTTCATCCGCGCGTCAAACTTCGCCTGGATCTCAACGCCCACGTTATCGGCCATTGGCCCATTGAGCAGCGGCGAGGCGTTGATGAGGTTGCTGCCTGATGTGAACAGGAATGACCGGCCACTATCGCGCTTGTCACTGATGGCCTGGAAGACGCCATCCTGAACAGACCAGCTGAACCCGTATTGGTCGGCAAGGCTGTTGAGCTGGTCGGCGCTCGCCCCGCTGAACTGCTGGCCCTTCTGGAACAGGTTCCCGTCAACGTCGATCAGGCCGACGGTCACACCCGGAAGACTTGCGGCGATGTCGCTGACGACCGCACTGATTGGGGTCTGCCCGCCAAAGGCTCGGCTGTAGGCGCCTCGAACCATGCCGCCGTACCCATCAAGCGCCGTAATCTTCATTACGATGTCAGGGCCTTGTCGCTCCGGGATGGCCGAAAGGATTGCTCCTGATGCGACCAGGCCGGCACTCCCTGGCGAAGAGGAGTAGCCGGCCATGACCTGGATCTTCGTGAGGTTTCCGCGGATCGCCATGCGCGTCTTGAGCGACAGCCCCCAGATGGCCAGATCGATCTTGTTCGGCGAGCCTGTGATTCCTTTGTTCGCGTTGAAGGCCACCCGCAGATTCTGGTTCGTGCCGTCGGCGATGATCCGAATCGCCTCGCCGGACGATCCACCGCCCTGCCAGTCAGCAAGCGGACCGATGATCAGCTCTGCGTATCGTAGGAAGTCCATCAGGGCGCCTCGGTCGTGTACATGGCATAGACGTCAAACGGCAGAACCGTAGTCACCGCCTGCGGGATCTCGTTGTCCTCCCATTCCCCAGGCTCGAACCACCAGAGCTGGGCGGTATCGCCGAGTGATGTTTCGGTATTGTTCTCGCCACCGTCCTTGGTGAAGATTCTGAACTGGCCATAGATGCGCGTCAGATTCGGCTGAGAGTCCAGCACGTTGACCACCGGCACTAGCGCCAAGCCCCGAGTGATGGGGCTTCCGTTGTTGTCGATCAGGTCCATGTACCACCCCGGGACGGTCGAGTTCCAATAGGTGCGGACCGTCACAAGGTTCTGGCCCAGCAGGATCTGAATGCGCCGATCTCCGGTGCTGTCGACTGGAAGTATCAAGGCCATGGTCTACCCCTTCTTCTTGAATATTTGACTGAGCACGCTGCCGCTGTTGTTCTTCTTGTCGGCCTCGGTCGGCGTCTTCGGCTCCACCCGCCCGGCATTTGTTTGAGTGCTAGCGGTCTTCTTGGCCTTACCCTTCGGCTTGCTCTCCGGGACCATCGTCCGCTCAAGGGTGACTTGGTTGACCTCCTGGAAGACGACCCGCCCACGGAGCGCGCCAGTGAACGGTCCGACGTGCTCGGCGCTAACCCCGATGATCGCCATCGAGGGATAGGTCCGGTGACGAGTCACAACCTCATGCAGGCGTCGCTGCTTGATCAGCGTGCGCATGCCGTCGAGGAAGGCCGCTGCTCGGTTGCCGTAGGACTGGCCGTCCTCGTCCAGGTTGCTCATGACCCAGCTGACTTCGAGGCCATCCGGATTCTCGACGATATGATCGGCAGCCGCGTCTCCGTTCTCGATCGTGTAGGTCGTCGGCGTGGCACTGAAGGCGTGATACTCGGCGCTCTTGCCGTCGGCCTCCGGACCATCTGAAAGGATCTGCAGGCTCTCGCCGCTGAAAAGTGCTACTGCCATTCTGGCGCCTCCTTATCCGGTGACCGGGCCGGTTAGGCCTGGGCTTGATTGCTGGAGAGTTTGGCCCAGCCCTCCCTTCTTGACGACCTCGTTCGCCACCGCCGCAGGATCGCCGGCCCCGTTGATGTTGAAGGTGTTGGTGTTGTTCTGCGTTGCCGATCCTCCACCCTTCATGGCCTCTGGCGACATTGGCGCGGACGATGGTGCAGATGCAGGAGCTGCGCCGCCTGCCGGAGCCTCTTCACCGCCACCGAACAGCCCGCTGAACATGTCGACGATCTTGTCGGCGTACTTGCCTGCGAACCCGATCACGATATCCAGCTGCTCCTTGAACATCTCGGGCAGCACGGTAAACGGGTTGGCGCCTGCGACGATCTTCTCGATCCCGCGCATCGTCGAGGCGATCGAATCAATGATTGCCGTAGCCAGGTCAGCGAAGAACGCAAGGATCTGCTTGATCGCGACCAGGAAGTCATCGGCAATTGCAGAGGCTGACTCACCTGCAGATCCAACGATCGACTTGAATCCGGCCGTGATCGCAGGGAAGGCCTCGGCGAACTGATTGACCCATCCGCCGATAACCGAGTCGCCCCCGGTGAAGGCGGAATACAGATCGTCCAGCACCAGCACAACGCCAGCGATGGCGGCCGCGGCAAGTATGAACGGCCACGTCGCAGCAATCACCGCGATAGCCAGCGCCCCGAACGCGATGGCCACGGATATGGCAATGGCCTGGGTCGCGTCGAGAGGACCAATTATCGAATCCAGCGGGCCGATCAGCTCGGTCACCTTCCCATAGAGATAGCCAACCGCATCGCCGAACATCTCGAAGCCCTTGGCTACGCCTTCGACAACCTGAGTCACTGCCGAGGAAATGAACTCCCGGTTCTTGCCAATCCAGTTGGTGAATACGTCGAGCGATTCGGACATCGCAGGCAGCAGGCCGACAGAGATCGACTTGCCCAGCGCGTCGACGACCGATCTCGCATTGAGCAGAGAACTCTGGAACTTGGCGGCCTTGTTCTTGGCGTTGTCGTCGAGCACGATGCCCAGGGCTTTTGCTTGGTCGCGAAGACCTTGCAGGCCCTTTCCGCCCTGCTGCAACAGCTTGAGGGCGCTCGGGCTAAGCCCAAGCTGATCCGTGAACTTGTTCTGCTCGCCCTTGCTCAGCGTTTCGAACTTGGTGGCGATGTCCATCAGGACTTCATCGGTCGAGCGGAGTTTCCCGGTCGCATCCTTCGCGCTCACGCCAAGCTCTTTCAGCGCGTCGTTATCGTCCAGGGTTTTGGAAAGGTTCTCCAGGTCCATGCGGAACTCTTCAACTTCGGCGCCTGATTGCTTGGCCGCGAATTCGAGTTCTTGGAATGCCTGGAAGTTGATCCCGAAGGCTTCGGCCATCTTGGCTGATTTGTCGATCGCCTCGGCCTGGGTGGCTGCGTAGGCGCCGACTGCGGCGGCTGCCGCGACGAGCGCCGCGCCTGCTGCTGCGGCGGCCGCTACGACACCGCCAAGGATCTTGCCGAAGGCGGACGCCTCACCCTTGGCCTTTGGGTCTGTTTCGAGTCCGAGCAGTGTAACGAGCTCGTCGACCACTGTGCTTGTCATCAGCCGTTCCCTCTCATTCTCTCGGCGAGCACATGGCTCTCCCAGTCAATCCAGTCGTCAAGGTCGAGAAGGTCGTGCATCTTCCAGATCTCTTCCCACGAATATTTCCAGTCACGGAGGTCGGGCCAAGTAACGCCAAGGCCGCCCTTTAACAGGCGGCCTATCGCGTAATCAATCCTCCATTCTTCTGGGATTTCAATAGACGGGCGGCGGGCACCCGACAGCTCTAGCCCTTTCCGCCGAACGCGAAAAAACCGGCTACGTTGGTTTTCAGTGCCCAGACCAGGACCAGAAGCAGGTGGTCGGGGTGATCGGCGAACCATGCGTTGATCGCGTTATCGTCGTGCAGCTTCTGCCCAGCGAAGACCCGGCCGCGCACGCACTTCAGTGCGCAGTCGTACAGGCTTTCAGCGTCAACTTTGGCAATGCCTCCGGCCAGCGCAGAGATCAGTTGCGGTGATTCCATCAGCTTTTCCAGAATCTTCCCGACATCTTTTTTATCGCCATCTGGCTGCTCGACTTCCTTGTCGGACTCTTCATCCTTCTGGAGCATGCTGGAGCTGATCAGCGACTTGATGACCTCGACGTCATCGAGAGCCCCCGCCAGATTCTGCGCGACCTTGGTAGCCAGGCGTCCGGCCTCCAGAGGGTCGAGCTTGATCAGTTTGTAATCCTGGCCTCGGATGTTCTCGGTAACGATTGCGGTCATGGTCTTTGGTCCTTAGTTGTAGATGATTTTTTCAACGTTCATAACGACGGTCTGGGCCGACGCAGTTTTGCCACCGGTACTGATCTGACCGATGCTGGAGATGCTACAGCCTTCCAGTCGAATCGATTGGTTGGCCGCGGTGATGACCTGGCCGCTGAACTTGCGAGCAGCGGCGGTCTTCTGCGCCTTCCAGAGCCGGATGTATTTATCGAGGCTCGGGCTGGTGTGGGCGAAGTCCTGCTCGAACGTCCCCGACTGATCGGTGCTGAACACGGTGGTTGCCGTGTCGAAGCCAACATCGAGGGCGGAACCCTCGGTGTTCGAGATCACCCGGATCGAATCGCCAGACAGGTGATCGACGTCAACCGACCCGTTCGTCACGACGGTGCAGAAAGCTTGGTTCAAAAAATCCGTGTTACGTGCCATGGCTTCTGCCCCTTAGCTGAATGCGTTGATGCCGACGGCGATGGAGTGCATCGCGCCTGCGAGGTTGACGTCGATGACGAACGGAGGGCCTACGCGGTCGGTTCGCTCGGCCACGGTTTGCAGCTCGAACAGGCCAGGCGTGATCGTGTACGGCGGATCAATCGTGAAGCCATCGATGTTGGTCAGGTCGAGAACCTTCCGGGCGCTGAATGTGCCGTTGAAGATGTACTTCTCGCAGACCTGCTGAAGGCCTTCTTGCATGAGGGCCTGTCCGTCGGTGTCGTTGCCGACTTTGCCGTTACGCAGGAAGCAGTTGTACTCGGCGACCTGAATCTCTTCGACGAAGTTGTCAAGGTTCACGACGTCATCCATAAACCAGGCCACGTTTCCGGTGGTGCCTTCGCGGTTCACGCGGGCGGTGTTTCCGGTGAGCGTGAAGGTGTTGTAGGCCTTGCTCTTCAGAACCTGCCACTGAGTTTCGGTCAGGCCAACAGTCGGGATGCCGACCAGATCCTTGAACTTGGCGGTGATCGTGCTCTTGCGCTGGGCATAGTTCACGGACAGCAGGAGGGCCAACAGGGCCATGTCGGGATAGAAGTCAGCCTGATCGTGGTAGTAAGGCCAAGCGCGGTACAGGCCGAGGGTTTCGATCTCAGGCCCAAGGTCCGTCGTGCTGTTCGGATCCCAGGCCAGCGGGCTGTTGCTCACCAGCGGCGTGACGACGTTGTTAGCTTGAGCCCACTGGCCGAAGGAGACCTGGTCAGCCGTATCGCGGTAGGCCACATCGAGCGCCCAGCCATACAGGAATGAGCCGCTGCAACGACCAGCCTCCTTGATCAGTGCTGCCTCGGAAACCAGATCGCCAGGCGTGTAGCCCGGCTGAACGACGGCGGTCCCGGTGCGGCCATTGAGGAAGCCCGGACCACTGATGTCGACGCCAGTCGCAGGCGATACAGCGGCCAGAACCGATACCGTCGATCCATCGCCAGCGGTGCCGGAGGTGATCTTGATTTGGGTTCCGCTGATCACGCAGGTCGCCGCGGTAAAGCCACCGGTTGCAACTGCCTGAAGTGCCGTCTGGATGCGCGCAGCCACCTGGGCAAGCGTGGTGTCGGTCGAGAAGTTCAGCAGTGTGATGTTCGCGTTCACGCCGTCGATCGATACCGCGAAGGATCCAGTCGTTACGGCCTGGAACGCAGCGAGCGTGCCGATTGCGCCGGTCAGCAGATAACCCTTCTGTGGAGTGTCGAAGACTTGGCCGATGGCCATTCGACGAGCCCGGCGAGGTTGGGCGAAGAAGTCTCGAGCGGCCTTCTCACCTTCGGCGGTTACGCGAGGATCATCAGCCACGGCATCGAACGTTGAATAGAAGCCCAGGCGGCCAGCACCGAAGTCAAAGCCCCCGCCGTCCTGAACGAATACCGCGACCGACAGATCGGTCGTTACCTCTGCACTTGGCCGCGAAACCGTGACCTGCACATCGAGCGAGCGCGGAAGCGATGCGCTGCCGCAGTTGACTACGTTGACCATTTAATGGCACTCCCCTTGGGTTATACAGACTGTCTCGTCGAACTCCGGAATCTCGGATCTGACCTCGACGCATGATGTTTCCATAAGCTCGGCCGGAGCCGTCAAGTCAATCGCGGCGAACAGCGTCACTCGCAATTCTACACGCTTGCGAAAGTTTCCGAGCTCTACAGCGGTTCGGTCGCTTGGCCCGGTGATCCCGGAAAGCCCGCAGAGCTTGTACAGCTCGTTTAGGCGCTGGGATAGGCGGAAGGATAGGGCGAATCTGGCAGCGTCTCCCATGGCGTCACCGCCGCAGAAGTTGACCAGGAACTCGAATGGCGTGCCGGTCGCGATGATGCGCTGATCGAGGCCTTCGAACTTCCTCTGAGGGAAGTCGGTCAGCACCAAGCCCTCCAGGCTCCAGAGCGCATACGGCACGGCAGGAGCCCCGGCCTCGCCGACTCGCCCCTCAACAAGTTCGCGGCCGCTCAGTGCAAGCAGGGCCGCGAATGCGTTTTCGACCTGGGTGATGGTGGCAATCATGTGATGGTCCCGTCGATGTTGACGTATCTGGTCAGGATGTAGCGCCCGATCGGAGAATGGGGCTTCCAGTTCTGAGTGTCCCATACCTTCCAGATATCGCCGTTGTGGCGGATGTAGGTCTGGTCGCCACTCGACACACCGTTGCGCACGTCGGCCGCCTTCAGTTCAGCGCGAGTGTGGAAGACAAGCGCGCCATCGGACTGGGCGCCCTCTGGCAGCAGCTGGATGTCCTTGTAGCGCGCAGGCTGTGCGTTGGCGTCTGTGATGTCGTAGTCGGCCCCCTGTGTGATCACTGGTCGCCCTGCCGCGTCCTTGCTGTGCGCGACGTCGAACGCCTGCACGGTATGCGTCAGAAGGTTGTGGGTTACGTGTAGCGGGAGAATCAGCATCAGCGCCTCCTGACGACGTGGGTCAGTGTGTTCCTGAGCAGTGCCGTATCAATCAGCGGCTGGGAGCTGCCCTTCTTTTTGATGGTGTAGTCTGCGTTCGGTGTCCAGGCAACGCCTGTGAATACGCCCTTGAACGATGCTTCAGCGAAAGGCCCCATCTGCTTCAGGATTTCGGCCGCAGTGATCTTGCCCTTGTTTAGCAGCGGCACCAGTTCGGCCGCCACCTTCCCGGCATCGCCAGCAATGGCAGCCGTCGCCCCTTCGGTCATAAAAGGACGGGCCGGAATCCCCATGGATTGCGACCCGTATTGGTTTACCGCTGCGACCAGTGTGACTGGCGTCCCGTCTGGATATCGAATCCCGCCTGTTTCAGAAGCGGGGTAACCGACCGCCAGAACCTCCTTGTTGTCGTAGCTCTTGAGCAGCTTGGCAAGCCACCCTGGGTTCTTCTGAATGACCCGGGCCGTCACCAGCTCAACCGCCCGCGATCCAGGCACTGCCTCTGCAATGCCATGTACGCCTGTCCGTATGGGGTTTGGCTGAGCCATTCCTGTGTGAGGGTCTTCGGCGTGCTGCTCTGGGCGAAGGCAAATGAGATTCCCTCTTCACTGCCCGAAGCCAGAACACCAGTCTGCGGAACGACGACGCCACCGTCGCCAGTAACGACCGCCGAGGCCTCGCGGGCCAGCGACAGCGAAAGCTCATGAGCTGTGTAGTTGAGGGCGGCCTTGCCGTAGCACCGCCCCCATGCGCCCTCGTCCAGATGATCCAGCGCGTCATCCAGATACAGAGTGACGACACCGTCAGAAGCAGTGTCGAACTCGGGGAACAGGAGTCTGAATGTCGCCAGATCAGGGGTCATGGATTACTTCGCCTTACGGTCAGTTTTGCCGGAAGCTGGCTCGTCGAGATCGATCTCTTTCAGCTCGATCTTGCTTTCGACTTTGACGCGGTCGTCTTTGTCGGTCAGATCAGCAGGCGCTTCAGGCATGGCAGGGTTCGCCAGTTCGTCGGCGTCCAAGTCGGACTTCTTGGACTTGCTGACGACCAGGTGGCGGCCAGTCAACAGAGCTTCGATTACTTGGTTGCCCTTGGACACGTAAGCCCAGTGGTCTTCATTGATCGGCTCGGACGCACCGGGGGCCAGGTTGATGTGCTCATATGCAGCCGATCCGTCTTCCTTGAATACTGCCGGGATAGTCCACAGGCGTTTCTGGCGGTTCTGAATTATCAGCATTTTGGTCTTCCTCTGAATGGGTCAGGGCGCCACTTGGGCGCCCTTGGGGTTTGGCTTAGATG